GTAAAACCCAGCCAGGTAGGTGGACATGCCAAATTATAAAACACATATTATCTATGACACGATTCCGCTGCCCTTGGTCCTGGTAGTGATGTGTCTAAAATACAGCGGAAACCCTGCCGACCTGTTGCCAATGGTTGGTTTTCTGGCCTGGTGGGCGCTCCATACTAGGGTTATCACTCCGGATATAGATACACGTTCTACGCCCTCGAAATTATTGGGGCCTGTCGGGTGGGTAATCAGGATATTCTCCAGCCATAGGGGCATGTTTCATTCCCCGGTATTCTGGGCCGTCTATTTTGTCCTGCAGTACTACTTTATTGGCTGGTGGACCCTTGGGGGGGTCTATCCGGTATACTGTCACATATATCTTGATAAGACAGTGACCAGTATAAAACGTATAAAAAACAAAATAATACGAAAAATAACCGGCGCATTCTAAGGCCCACAGCGCCATTTTCTTTTTTAGTCTGGTGTGTTTGGATCTATACACCAGATAAAACCTCTTACACGGGATTACACCAACTCGCTTATAGGCAGTTGCGCCCTATCGTTTAGACTGTTCTTTTTAGACAGACAAGAAAGCCGCACAGCATAACGGTTTTAAGGATAGTCTACACGATAGAGTTTTATACTAGAAATCTCAAAAATGTGGTATACTTTACTGTTTATTACTATATTATACTAATACGTATAAGTATAATATAATATAGAGATAAAGAGTCCCTTCTTTTTTCAGGTCCTGGTAATTTCCTATCTTGTTCACGGTAAGAAGGAAGGAAGCCCCCATGCTTTAGCGGGGGGAGGAATTCCGTCAACCGATATCGTATTTACGTTAACCAATATATTTATCTACTATAGAGTCCCATTATCTATAGATAACATGCTTCTAACAGTCAAAACCAAATTAATTACTAATGTTGAACAACATAATTCCTTATTAAAGACTATGGAAAAATTTAATGAAGCATGTAATTTTATTTCTGTTTTTGCCTACAAAAAACGTATTTTTGGTAAAATTGGTATACAAAAAGAACTCTATTATGTCATTCGGGAGAAATATAATTTATCTGCTCAAATGACTGTTAGAGCTGTTGGAAAAGTTGCCGAAAGTTATAAGGTAGACAAAAAATCTCTCCATGAATTTGATCTTCATGGAGCTACAGTTTATGATCAGAGAATCCTCTCCTATAAGGCGGCTGATGTTATTTCTATATTAACACTTGATGGAAGAATTGAGGTTAAAATCCAGTATGGAGAATATAGAAAACTTGATGCCAATAGAGTTAGAGGACAGGCTGATCTTATCTATAAAAATGGTACTTTCTACTTAATGATTGTTGTAGACCTTCCTGATGCAGAACCTATTATTCCTGATGATGTTATAGGAATTGATCTCGGTATTGTCAATCTTGCTACTACATCTGATGGTAAAATATATTCTGGCGAAAAGTGTACTGAAATAAGGAAAAAATACACTAAACTAAAAGCTATTCTACAACATGTCGGCACTAATTCTGCAAAAAGACATCTGAGAAAGATCAGTGGAAAGGAACGTAAATTCAAAAAGAATACTAATCATTGTATTTCCAAAGAAATTGTTTTGACAGCTAAAGACACAAATAGAGCTATTGCTATTGAAGACCTTTCCGGCATTAGGTCTAGGGTTACGGTTTGGAAAGCTGCCAGAGAATCATTGGGAAAATGGGAGTTTTTGGAATTAAGGAACTTCATTGAGTATAAAGCAAAATTGTTAGGAGTTCCTGTTATCCCTATTGATCCTCATTATACATCTCAAAAATGTTCAATTTGCGGCTATACTGCTGAGGAAAATCGGAAAACTCAGGCATCTTTTGAATGTCTCAATTGTGGTCATTCCGAAAATGCAGATTATAACGCTGCAAAAAATATTAGGGCATCAGTCAATATGCCTATAGTTCTCTGCTCAGGACTCTCCTGAGAGATTGAAGAACAAGCTCCTATGCTTTAGCTTGGAGAAGTTGACAATTCCACCTATTCACGTCTATTTTATTTAATAAAGGCTACAACACCTTTTAAATAAAAAAACAAGGCCCATTAGTTTTTATCGTGTACACTTTATAGATATGTATTTATCCATCTACGTGGTTACTGTCTTAAATGGGTATTTTTGTAGACGGTACCGCATTCCCGATAGGGATAATAAACGCGAATGGCTGGGGCGTGCCATTCACGGAATCAGAAAACGCTATCGCTACCCTAAAAAGTTCCGTGGTTCGGGTGTGCTCTCGCATGGACCCCCACGGCTGCGACGTTGTAGGCGACCCCTTTTCAGAAATCGGCCATGTAGTAGACGCCTGGAGAGAAGGGGACGATATCAAGGTAAAAGCCGAGATAACCGACTCGGTCGCAGCCCAAAAAATCGAGGATAACACTTGGAAAAATAACTGGAGCGTTTTTGTAGGGTTCAACGATGTCGATTCCGGAGGATGGGTCCACGGGATCGCAGCCGAATCTATCACGATAGTTAATGACCCAGCCTGGCCTACCTCTACATGGAAGGTAGTTTCGGCAGCGGACGGCACGAAAAAGGGAATACGGATTACATCCGAATTCTCAATCCATAAAACAGCAGCAGCTAATAACGAAGGTGACAACACGCCAGAAGAATCTATTGAGGATCTCAAGCAGAAGCTCGCGGACGCTCAAAAAGAGATAGACGAGCTAAAAAAGGCCCAGACTCCACCAGAAGAGAAGGACGGCGGAGACACTGGAGACACTGGAGCACTCGAAAAAGAAGTGAGTGAGCTTAAGGCGTCGAATGAAGCTCTCAAAAAACAAGCAGAGAGTAATAAAAAACTCATAGCCTCTCTGCAGGTCGACAAAGCAAAAATGATACCCGTCTCCGAGCTCGAAAAACATATCTCCGCAGCTCTCGAAAGTCATGATAAAGAGCTTTCAGAAAAACACGAAAGGGATACCGCCTTTGCTTCATTCGCTGCCGCCCGCACGCGTTTAGGAATCAAAACCGAACAAGAAGACTATAAGAGTCTTTCAGCCGCTGATCTTACAAAACTTGCCGAGGATCTGGGAAGTATAAAAACATTAAGAGCGTCAGGTTCTGGATTTTCTTTTCCTGCCGGGAATGGAGGCCCTAAAGGGTCCACTGTAGGCCGGTATGATTCAATCAAAAAGGTATGGGTGAACTGATGGCATACTCAGGATTTCAGCCCCCGAATAATCAGATAGTTGTAGCAGGCTCCCCGACCACACAGGAACTTAAAATCAAGACCGCTGCAAATTGTTACCCTGGCCGTATGGTTGCGAGGGGCGCGAACGATAGCGAAGTCGTTGTATGCGACGGTCTCAATCCTCCAATTGGCCTTCTGGGTTATGAGCAGGCTCATCCATCTTTTAAACCTGACTCTCGGGCCGGGCTATACGCAGCCGGAGCCATGGCTCCAGTCCTTAACGGAGATTTTACCGCGATAAGTCCGGGCGCAGTCGCAGCCGGTACCATCGGCCTAAAGAGCCAGATCCTGGTTTCCTGGGCTGATGGTATGATGATTCCCGGCGTAATGCTGGGCGGAAGGGTGGGCATACGTATTCCCTTCGCCAAAAGCGCCACTGAGAAAAAAACCGGCGTAATACTACCGGCTGGCGTGGTGGTCCGCGACTGTATTATCAAGGTCGATAAAGCCATCGCGTCTTCTACTATCGATGTAGGCACCTTTTCCACCGATACAGGCGACGCCGACGGTTTCGCGGACGGTGTAAGCTGTGCAACGGCAGGGCTTGTAAACGCTAACCTGGTAGACGCCACCGCAGAAAACAACACACTGGGGGCCCTCCTGGTCGAGACCGACATCAAGAGCGCAGACACTCCAGCCCTTTACCTCTCGGTAGGTACCGGGTATCGGGTCCCAGAGGGTGGAAAAGAGGTATCATACACCACCACAGACCACGCCATCACGGGCGAGATATTCCTGGTTATCGACAGTCCGGGAGTTGTTCCAGTGGGAAAGCTCGAAATCACCTCAAACGCCGCAAGCGCAGCCGCTAACGGTGTATATAAGTGCCTGATTTAAGGGGGCTAAAAAAACATGAATGCATTAGCCGAATTTTCAAAAAAAATTGATACAAAACTTGTAGAACCACTACGCCAGGTCAACAAGGGTCGGACTCTCGTATACACAACCCCGCCGCAGGGTTTCGAGGTCTCGAATGTAGAATGGGGCAAAATTATTGAAATGTCCGAGGGCATGGTCTCCTATTCATTCACATCCGGAAACAAGGACCAGATCGACGCCTCGCTCACCAATTCCAAAGTTCCGGTATACTGGAAAGAATACGAGATCGACCGCAGGATCTTCGAATCATGGAAAGCTCGCGGTACTGACGTCGACGCAGCTAACGCCATAGCTGCCGGTTATTCCGCCAGCCGTGTCGAGGACTCAGCAATAATTAACGGCATCACTAAGGACGGTGTCAACTACGACACTCCGGGCCTATACCAGGGCGCTGGCGTCGATTACGATACAGCTACCTCACTCGTGACTTTTGGAAAAGCCACAGATGCTATATCAGGATGCCTCAACCTGATGGACGACGCTAATGTTCCCGTCGACCGGATAAAATGGAACTGGGTAGTTCCATCGGATGCCTACCACAAGATACGAAAAATCAGAAACATCCAGGGAATCAAAGAGCTGCCCGATGTCCTTGACATGCTGAACGGCGGTGAACTTGTTTCAATTGGTACCACACTTGATACCACACAGTCGGTACTGGTTCCAGATGCAAGCGTAGGCGAGCCCTTCGTCGATTACTATCTGACTGCAGATTTCCAGACCGACCCCAAAACCCCAGAATACCAGACGACTGGAAACATAGGGGGCCGTGTGTTCTCCGCTGGAGTCCTGAGAATTAAACAGGAAGCCGCACTCGGGAAAATCTCAAACCTTACTTATGTAGCGTGAACAGGTCAGGTGACAAAGTGCAAGCAAGAGTAAACGTCCTTATATTGGCTGTAGAGATCGACGGAGTAGAAAAACGGTTCAGGCGAGGCGATATAATCGACCTCCCAAAGACCAAAATTAAACAGCTCGGAAATTCGGTCTCCAGATATACCCCTCCTGCAATCGAGGAAGACGACGAGGAAGACGAAGGACCCGAAGGACTCGCAGCCCTCGGGATTGTTGCAGCTCAGGGTCCAGGCGGAGAACCTCCTGGTAAAAAACGCAGGTGATTGAATGGTCTTCGCTACCGTGTCAGATATTCGGGCCATGGTCTATACGTCAACCCTTACAGACGAGGACCTCCAAGGAATCATAAACGAAGTTTCAGCGGAGATACTCGCCAGGGTAGAGGCCACGGACGACGGCAACGAATATTTAAAAATTGCCGGGAAAAATGCAATATACGCAGCGACAAAGCGCCGGATGAAGGATACCGGCGAGCTTGCCGCAAGCGTAAAACAGGGCAGCGGAGAACAACAAAACACAACCGACCAGGACATTAGGTACTATGAGGAGAAAGTAAGCCTTTACCTTCGAAAATACCTATTTTCCTCCGGGGCTAGACTGTACGGCAGGGCAGGACCGGGCACGGTAAACGCCCGTATATAAATCTGTATAAGGTGCCTATGAACTCGCTAGACTTTGGTATGGTTCACTCTTGCAAAATAAAACGAATAGCCCAGGACCAGAGGCTTAATTTCGTCTCTGGTACCTCCCAGCTCGATGAAGGACTCCTAGTTACAGGCTCGACCTCTGGAGCTTTTGCTACCATCAAAACGGTATTGGTCGAGTCCGGTGACTGGGTTTCTGGAGATGCAAACGGCTACCTGATTATCTCTTTTGTCTCTGGTCTTTTCCGGGTTGGGGAAACTCTGGAAGAAAACGGAATCGAGAAGGCGATAACCGCAGGTAAACCAATCCCACAGACTAACAGAGCAGGCACACCTACCACCTCCGAAGTTCTCCAGCCGTCGAAGTGCCTTTTTTCAGACACTTCGATGAGCTCTGGTATCCAGTATTTTGATAGCGGCGAATACATTGTAAAAGAACCGCTCCTCTTCCTGCCCACGAACACCATTATAGAAAAAGGCGATCACGTCATCGGTGAGGTGCCAGGGTTCGACACCACATATAAAGTTTTAAAAGTTTCCCACCCATACCGATTATTTTCTCAGATCATAGACCACATCGAGGCAGATTTGCAGGCGGTAGAAAAACGCAATGGCTGACATGTTTACCGTGAAAATAGAGGGTCTTAAGGAACTCCTGGCGGCTTTTGATTCACTCGACAAAGACCTTCAGGGAGCACTCGCGGACGCGGTATCTCAGGCGGCTGTAGTCGTGGAACGTGAGGCGAAAGCCAACTCCGAAAGGGGCGGCGGGTCTTTCCCTAACCGAATAACAGGCAACCTGATGAACTCTATCAAAGAGATCAGGCAGGTAACAAAGCCCGGCAGGGTCGAAAGCCAGGTCGGTACTGATATGAAGTACGGACCTAGGCTTGAATTCGGGTTCATGGATACCGACAGCCGAGGCAGGAGATACAACCAGGGCCCCCGCGCTTTTCTCCGCCCTGCTCTCGACGAGAACGAGGCAGCGATCCAGGCAGCATTTGAGACGGCTATCAATTCCGTGTTATCGAAATATCGCTAAAAAAGGACGTGACGACATGATCGGGGCGGCAGTACGTGATATACTATTATCAGATCCAAACATTTCGCAATATGTAGGGACTCGTATTTATCCGTATGAAGTTCCACTATCAAGCGCACTCCCCGCGATATCTTACTCGATTATTTCAGATCCGTATAAACAGATATCAGGATTCCAGCGCGTGCAAATATCCGTATGGTCTGAGGACTATACCGAATGCGGAGATATTTACAAAACGATAACCGACACACTAGAAGGATATTCTGGTATCGTAAACGGTGTAAACATTATACGAATCGTGCCACTCGATGCACATGACGATTATTCCGCAACCACCGGAGTATATCACATTCCGGCAGACTATAAAGTAATATTTAGGAAGTGAAATAAAAACATGGCAAACTTTCAGACAACCGCTCAGAAAGTCAACGCTATCCGCTTTGGTAGCGCCAAAATTGAAGTAGGGGAAACCCCGGGAAATCTTGTTAATCTCGGGGTTGCCCAGGACGTTGAGTTCTCGGAAGAGTTCACGCCAATCGTTCTGAAACCTGACAATGCCCCGGAAATCCCGTCGGAGTCCGTGAAC